GGAGTACCAGATTCAAGCGATTTGGGTAGAGTGATTGCCATTTTTTTATCCTACGAGAATGTAAGCGTAAGTCTTGTCAGAGGTAGAGTTAGCGTAGTGACTAATCGTTGCCTGTCCGTTCTGTTGGGCAGATACATACACATTTGAGTAAGCCATTGGTGCAATGTACTGAACAGTAACAAATACAGATGGGGTCTCAGGAATATCTGGTGTCACCCCTGGTGAAGCAGTTACCGCTGCAAAATGCTCAAGAGTCACACCAAGGTCTGATGGATGCCATGCAAGCTCTAAGTAGTCACCAGCGCTGAGATCAAAAAACAATGTAGTTACCGCAATCAACTGGGACGGATCACCAGATGACTTTCTTGGTGGCATACCAAACACACTGTTACTACCAGAATAATCACTTCCGTTTCTGCGATACCAAATGCTTACCGACTGAGTGTCATTTGTTGTGTTCTTAAACTGAATCGAATACTGAACTGCGTATATCCCTGCGTTTCTGAAGTTGATCCTCGTACTGTTACTTAGATACACACCATTTGTTAGATCGGTGGTACTGTAGGACATGACCTGTGCAGTACCAAGCGAGGTAGCGGTTTGATCGCTGAAGTCTACAAACTGCCCGTATGGTGCTGAGTCTTGTTCTGCCGCATCCGAAAACGGAATAAGAACGATCTTTGTATCCGGTGAGATACGAGCGTCGTAAAGGGTGGTAGAGGTGGCGTTGCCAGTCGCCAGGGTGATAGTCCCTGTGTTGTTGGTCTTGCCATCCATCATGTTGTTGACGATCTCTGCGACATTTCGAGGATCGCCACCAATCGGAGGAAGCCTACGGAACATCATCGCATACCCGCAGGCTGAGTATCTACATCAATCGCAATGGCAGTCTCCCAATCTCCAGAGGGAGATACCCGAAATCTATGGTACTTGCCTACGCTCCTGAGTGCAACCCTGTTTTCATCACTCGCAGCAGTCAAACTACCAAAACTGGGCGTAGTTGCTAGCGTCTGACGACTTGCCACCGCTACCGAAGCACTCCCACCGTCTACATAAGGCTTCACAAGCGTCACCATCGTCTGTTTTCCCTCCCCGACATCGGGAGTTTCAATGGTTGCAGTCTTATTTTCGCCTGAAAAGGTGATGATCTTGGTTCCAGACACCCCTGCAAGGCTCAATTTACCGCCAAGCCACACCCTAGAGTCCAAAGATGTCCCCAGAGCGTCAATACTCGCAGAATAAGCGTCTAGCCCCTCAAGATTCACCGCAGGTGTTGAGCTACTTGCGACCCTCGACACCGTAGTTTCCACCACAGACCAGCGTTTAGTGACGATGTGGTACACCAAAAGCTCGTAAGTGTTATCGAGTACCGGATAACCCCAGACAATCAGGTTCCTCTCTGGGTCTACTGCGGCACTCATGTTCTGAATCGTCGCTTCTAGTAGACGAGTGTAGAAGTATCTGTTGATTTTCTCTGCGCCAATCGGCACTACATTCTGTCCGTCACAGGCATAAAACCCATCGTCAGCAAGGAAGTAGGTAATTCCCTGCCACTGGACGACAGAGTTGCCCTCATAACATCCAAGGTTGCGAGAGATGTTGTCAAACTGGAACACAAGAGGTGTACCGACATACGACATTCGGTAGATGCTTCGCTCACAGAGAACGAGTCCGAACTCACCACCCGTTACCCCACGAACCTCACCACCGTCAGGCAGGTCTTGGAAGTCACTCTGAGTAAGAGCAGAACTCGTCCATGTCGTAGGATCGTTAATCCCTGACCACTGCACCCGAGTCGGGTTGGTAGGTTGATTCCCTGTCACCACAAAGTCCCGCACCACCGTCACATACTTAGCCTTTGGAGCGTTTGAACTCAGGACATCAAAGGTTCCAGTGGTCGTCAGGTCATACGCCTGAAGGGTATTCGGTGATCCAGCAGCAATCAGGGTATTCCCGAACTGAGTGAAGTACCACCGTTCTGCTTGGTCGTAGGTCGCACCCGAGACATTATCTAGGCTCAAGTCGGTTGAATCGAGCAGGTAGAGGATCGTCGGGCTTGCCGCAAAGATGCTTGTCGTGCCTACATTGTTTTTAGCAGCCACAACAGAGACCAGACTTTCAGATGCAGCCTGAGAGTAATCAACCTCAGCAGGGAATGGCCCGTAGCCAACGGCCTTTGGATATACATTCTCAGCCTTTGTGAGCGCACCCACAGAACCAGGCTGGTCAGGCAACCACTCAGTAAAGGTTAAGCGGCTTTCAGCCATGTCGTACTCTCACTCGTTGATTGTGTCCAAGCGTTGCCACCAGCAGCAACCGGAGTCCATGTGTTGTCTTCAGGACTTGCTGGAGACCAAGGATTATCCTCTGGTGCAACTGGAGTCCATGTGTTCTCTTGAGGAGTCGTATCTGACCACTCCTCACCATATTTGTATGCAGTGCAGTTGAGGGTTCCAACTAAAACAAATGACCCCCTACCCTGCACAACAGAGTTTGCCGTGACAGATAGCGTTCCAACACCAGCAAAATCTGCTCCGGTACTAAACTCAACACCCGCTAGTGCAGATAGAATCCCAGTTCCGGTGATTGACCCAGACGCTTCTCGTAGGCGCAATGCACTTGCATTAAGCGAACCAGAAGCGACTATAAAGCCCTCTACTGGCCTTTCTATGTAAGCACTAGCATCTAGTGTCCCAGAGGCTACAATCGCCCCGCTAGACTCTTTAATGCGGGTAATAAACGCAGTCAACTCGCCTGATGCGGTTACTGCTCCAGCACCAAGGAGAATGCAAGTGTTCTCTGACTCCCAGATTGCGTCATCAAGAGAAAACGCTAGGGTGTCAATGTTTCCAAACTGATCTAACTGCTCAAGGTTGTAAGGCCCACAGATTCCATCCACAGTCCAGTTGTTGTCCAAACTGAACGGGAGGTCATCTAGAGGGCCAAACTGATCTAGCTCCTCAAGCGTTAGGAATGTCATTAGTCGAGCGTAGCGGTCAAGCTACCAGACGAGATTTTCAGAACATCACCAGTCTCAATTGTCTTTGAGGTCGTAAGCGCAGTGTGCATGAGCATATTGCCGCTAGTGATCGCATCAAAGAGTGCCAAGTGCGTGATGGTTCCCCAGTTTGCGGTCGCTTGGTCAAACTGCACATCAGCCGACGAGGTAACAATGCCATCTGAGGCAGTCGTCACACTAAGACTCTTGCGAGCATAAGACCCGCCAGAGACTTCAGTTCCCGATCCAGCGTCAGTTGGGTCATCCAAGAACAGACCAACATAGACAGTCGTGGGGGATGTGTAGCTCACATTCCGCAGAACATGGTCAAGCAGTTTGTTCTCAAGATAGTTCGATAATTCAGCCATGATTACCTCGTGGTTACAGTCATGTTTAGGGGTACACCTGCATACTCTGAACCTTGGTCACTCACATTCAGCGAGTCCATAGCGTTCTGATACAACTGAGACCATACCTGCAAACGACCATCGTTCATGAGGTAAGGCTCGGCCTCTAGTAATGAGCCATAAAGCAAGGCATCTGGCGCATTGGCTAGGAAGGTATTCGATGCATTGGAATCACTGAGTGCCGCAGGCTTAGAGTAGTAAAGCATCGTAAGCGTGTACGCAGCATCAGGAATGGGTGCGAGTTCGATCTCGTTTGCCCGTAGCGTGTAGAACACAGGCTTTCCAGACTCATGCGCCCGAGCATCTCTCGTGAAGGCACTCGGACTCATGTATGTCAATGGAATGCGTGGGGTTCCTACGATGTAGAGATCACGCATCTCTAGAAAGTCACTCGGCAAGCCTACCGTGTTGTCTCCACCAGTAGTACTTGCCGTTGCAGTGACCAACATCTGCCGAATGCGTAGCTGCCTCGATAGGCGCAGTTCGGCTAGTGTTATGAAGTCAGGAATCTGGTCTGTAAGATCAGTCCGTCCTAGCCAACTGGCTACTGCCGCCTTCAGGCCGGTGTAATTCGTTAGTGCCATCTTTTATGTCTGCCCAAGAGTAAGTGTACGACCCAACATGACCAATGAGATTGCTCAGTGCATGGTCAACGAATGTTTCAAACCCAGCGTCAAAAGCAGCAACACAAAAATGCACATCTTCACCGAGAATCTTGTCGCCAGGAATCTGATAGAACCAGAACCAAGGCTGCGGTGTCTTCCTAAAGACTTCTGCCTTCACCATCATCACACCACATCCAATGGCAGTTACAGGCTCAACCGATGTCTTGTCCTTAGAGTCAACAGGGAGCCAAGCGTTCGTCTTTTCTGCGTAGTCAATCTTGAGTTGCTTTGCCGTTGCCCTCACTGGGATGCTTCTCGTGGTTGCGTTTACACCCACAATCGGCTTGTCCAAGCTCAACAGTCTTTCAATCGTATCCTTCGGAAATCTCATGTCTGCGTCAATAAACAAGATGTAGTCACACTTGTCATCTAGAGCAGCCTGCACCAACTTATTACGCTGGTCAAAGATCAATGTACCGTTGACCGTATAAATCCCGATCTCACCCTCTCGGTTTCGTGCGTCATATGCACACATCACCGCTAGGTCGAAAGAAGTTCCAATCTCCATCTCACCCCTGCTGGGGATACATATACCCACCTTCATTACACTCTCCCTGGTCGGACACGAAAATATTTGTTGTCAGGATCGTTCAACCAAGCCTTCATTGCCGTTTGATCGACAATGTGGAATCCACGACAGATTCCCTTCTTGTTGAGTTCCTGAAACACCGAGAGAGGTATTTGAGCAATGTGTGTCCAGTCGCCCCAACGAGCTTTCTCGTCGGTCTGTGCGTACATGGCTTTGTTCTGCTCAATGATTTGGGATACATCCTGATGAGTCTCCACCACGAAGGTGTCTGCATCAGGCATGTGTGCAATTTCCGTCACTCCCGTTAAGGGGTCATGACTCAGTATTTTCTTCATACAACCTCAAGAAAAAAGTGGGGGCAGTTGCCCACCCCCACTCTAACACAACTACTTAGGATGCAACAAGGTCAGCAACCAGACCATGAGCAGCTTCGTTACGCACTTCGAGGGTCAACTCAGCAATGATCTGAGTCTTCTCGGAGTCGCCAGTCTTGGCAAGCTCGTTGGTTTGGAAGGGACGCAGGTAAGCGAGAGCAGCGTACTCAGGATCAAGCACGAATGCGTCACGGCTACGCATGAAGCGGTTAGGAACGATCTGGAGAACACCGAAGTCCGACTGGTACA